TTACTGAGTCTTGGTTAGGTTGAGCCTGTGCAGGAGATCGGAAAGATAGTTGCTGCCCCGGCTGATGAGGATACCGGTCAGGATACACCCTACCCAGGAATAGGCTATATTGATGGATAGGGCTGTGAAGATATTGGCCCCTGTCACAAGTGCAAGCAGGATCCCGATCCCCACGGCGCATAACTGGGTGATGCCGGTCTTCACATCCCCCTCGGTGAACATCTTCACGATGGTCTTGACGTACTCCACCAGCCCTTCCACCAGGACGGCCACGGCGATTAACAATGCGATTGTCTCCATTATACATCACTCCTCTGATAACTTGTATTGCGGTGTGCGGCATCGGCCAGGAATCCTTCGATGTCCTCGATGCCTTGAGAGACAGGCCCATTACAGCCCATCTCTCTCAGTCCCTTGAGGCTCGCTAGTACTCCTGTGATGATAACCTCGTTCTCCTGGGCGGTGCGGTCAAGGTCACGCTGCTGACGTTTGTTCCAGGATTCCAGGTTTTCGATGCGTTCCACCAGCTTATTGACGCTCTTGACGCATACCACCACAGGGGTGACGATGGCAGTAATGGCGGTGATAATGGCCGCCAGCCATTGCAGATCGATGGTCATATTACGCCCTCACAATGCCGGAGAGAGGAACCCAGGAGGCGATGCCGTCGGGATACCCCAGGAGTGCCTTATCACCCTTGATCTGGCTGACCTTGTGGGTGGTATTCTTGACCCAGGAGGGGACAGACTGGCCGGTAGAATAGGTGTTGCAGGTGATGCGAACGGTATCACCCACGGCAATGGAATTAGAGGTAGAGCTATCGGACGATCCGCCCAACAGTTCGTTGACCCTAGCTTGGACTTGGCTGTAATCGTAACCTGCGGCAGTCAATCGATCCTTACGGTCAGAGCCATTGCCCCACTTGCCAGCGATGACTTCCTGTGCGACTTCATCCACACTCTTGGCGGGAGTAGCCGAAGCAGAACCACCTCCCATGATCTCATTGACGCGCGCCTGAACTGTAGAATAGTCGTAACCGGCAGCAGTCAGACGCTCCCTACGCTCTGAGCCGTTGCCCCACTTTCCGGCGATAACCTCCTGTGCAATCTCGTCCACGCTTTTGGAGGGGGACGATGTCGCACCTTCGCCGTCCAGGTATCCCTGTACCATGTCCAGAAACCGCTGCCAGCCCATATCAAGAGTGCGATGGGGGCAATACTTTCCGCTGTAGTCCTGGTGCTTGGTTACCTTATCGATGCCCCAGCCGCGCTCCTTGAGCAACTGAGCGATTAATTCAGCGGCGTTGCGCTCGGCCGCCTCAAATTTTGCACCGCCGGACTTGCTGTAGCAGATTTCCACAGCGATACCCTGCCGGTTGCCGGTGCCATTCGCGCCGTCACCTGCATGCCAGGCGTTACGGTCCAGGGGGATGCCCTGTACGTCCTCCTGATCGTCCACGGCAAAGTGGAAGGATACCTGCTTGTTGTTGCTTAGCATGTAGTTGATCTCATTGCGTGCGCTTGCATCGTTGGCGGTGTTATGTACCACGATCCTGGTAGGGGTCATGGTATGGGGGCATTTGACGCTGTACATGTTTTGGGGCATTTCCATTTTTACGATGTTCATATGTTTTTCCTCCTAAAAAAATAAATATAAAAAAACGCACCTTCGAAAAGATGCGTTTTTATGGCGTAAAAAGTATGTAAATGTGTAAATCTACAGAAAACTATGTGTTTTTTCATGAAACTATGGGAAACTTTTTTTAAAAAAATGATTGACTATTTTAGTATCTAAGTCATATAATATAACATGTAATCGATTACATGTTACGCTAAACAGGCCTTAAGGAGTAGTTCGCCCACCATCTGGGAAAGGAGGAAACTTAGGGCCTTATATTTTTTTGTCTGGGAGTGTTAAAAATGGCAACTACAGCGATTCTTATTGATGGTGGTTTTTATAGAAGACAAGCTAAAAAGTATGGTCTAATCACAAGCAGCGCATCTTTTTCAGCCGAAAAATTATATCAGTACTGCTTTAAACATCTAAAAGACGAAGAAGAAACTAATAAAAGGCATCTTTATAGGATTTTTTATTACGATTGTCCGCCATTAGATGTTCCTGTCTTTCATCCGTTAAGTCAAACAACAGTAGACATGAAAATATCACCTACATATACATGGACTAATGAATTTTTTAAATCTTTAAGGCAAAAAAGAAAAGTGGCCCTGAGGTTAGGTACGTTGTCTAATTTTCCGTCTTACCTTTTAAAACCGGGAGTGCAAAAGGCATTATTTGATGGTTCTAAAAAATTTGATGAAATAAAAAAGGAAGATTTTGTGTTAGATGTAGACCAAAAAGGCGTAGATATGCGAATTGGATTAGATATTGCATCCTTATCTTACAAACGGCAAGTGGATCAAATTATTTTAATTGCGGGGGATAGTGATTTTCTTCCAGCTGTGAAACACGCAAGGCGAGAAGGGATCGATGTGATTCTAGATACTATGGGGCACCATATAACGGATCAATTGGCGGAGCATGTCGATGGAATGCAATCTCACTATAGAGATATCTAAAAACGAAAGAATTAGATGGGAGCGGGAATACCGCTCCCTTTTTGATTGCCAGTAATATTAAATCTGAACAAAACCAATCAAATACGAACAATTATGCTGTCTCCCAATTTTGCGGGTATTGGTCTGGGGTATAGACGTTGTTGTCTACTTTTGAGCGATACAATAGATCTTTCCACCACCCCAATTCGTTTTTGGAAAAGGCCTTTCCGAAAGTAATCACTTCTGGAATGATTCGGATCCCATCTTTGTACTCAAGATCCTCCCATAAGTTGGGCGCATGATCTGGATCTTGATCTTCCCTGTCGTATAAGTCAACTGCGGCCCGTTTTATTTTGCCGTCCCAATTGATGCGTGTACCATTGGGGATAAGCCCCCCAGTATACCGCATCCTACGGCATGCATCGGGGGCAGTCGATATGGTCTTGTCGTCCAGGTTGTCCGCCCCCTGTACCAATACGGCGCGCAGGGAGCGGGCTTGTTGTTCCGTCATGGCGTACCTCCTGTGATGATGCCGAGGGCCTGTTCTGTGGAGAGTTCCCCGCCAGTTTGGGTGGTGTCGATGATCTCATACCAGCCGTCTGCCACGTTTGTATCAATGCAGGGATAGGTGTCTATGCCGTCCAGTGTGACCAACATGCCGTCCCCAGCAATGATGCGGTACATGGAGGTGTATTCTCCATCCGGCTTACTAGGAGATACTGTGACCCCACCATCAGTGCGCATATAGCGATATAACGGTACAATCTGCAATCCTATTCCTCCTTGTAATTGTAAATAATGGTTGCATTGGTTGCTCCCCAAGGTGCTCCGGATACCGCTTTTTCGGCCCACGGTACTTTGATTTCCGTGAGATTAGTACATTTATTGAATGCAGAGGAGGGAATACTAGACAGGGTGCTCCTGAACGTCAACGATGTTAGCCCAACGCACTCGTTGAATGCATAGTTGCCTATACTGGCCAGATTACTTGGTAGGCTAGTCAAGGCAAGGCTGGTACAGTTGGCAAGGGCGTAGGTATCAATGGCCGTTATGCTATCCGGGAGGCTGGTCAGGGCGAGAGTGGCACAACTACGGAATGCGGAATCACTAAGAATCGTTACAGCATCCGCGAAGGTGAGGGTGGTCAAACGCCATGGCTTCTCTCTAAGGCAGTAGAAGGCGTACTCGGAGACGGTTGTTCCGTACCAGGTGCCGTCCGTGATATATCCATTTTCATCCCATTCGCTCGGTACAAAGCCAATGGATGGAGGTTCTGGCCCGCCCTGTATACCCCGGATTTCATCAGGCATTTGTACCGGGGTCATTTGTTCGGATTTGCCAGTCTTTTCACGGACAGCATCCCCGATATTAATCAACGTTTGGCCGTCAATCACATATTTCAAAATGCGGTCACCTCCGCTTGCGGCAAGGCTTCCAGTACGTCCTGGACAATTTCCTGCTTGTCTGATTCTGTCCAGTAATCGACGCCCTTTACAGGCGTTTTGCCGTCTTTCCCAGCAGGGCCGGTAGCGCCATCAATGCCGTCCTTGCCCGCCGGGCCGGGTTCCCCTTGGGGCCCGGTATCGCCCTTTGGCCCCTGGGGACCTTGCGGGCCAGTGGGCCCAATATCACCGGTGTCTCCCTTATCGCCTTGTGGCCCGACGAAGCCTTGGGCAGTAACGCCCGTGTCGGTATCGCCTATATACCAGTGACCGTTATCACCAATATGAGGAGAGACGCCGTCCTGGCCGGCAGGCCCTTGGTCACCTTTCTCGCCCTGCGGTCCAGGATCTCCTTTAGGCCCTTGAGGCCCAGTTTCTCCGACGTCTCCCTTCAGACCCGCCGGGCCCCTCTCACCAGGCGCTCCATCCTGCCCGGCAGGTCCACGCTCTCCAGGGGCGCCGTCTTTGCCGGGATCTCCCTTGTCGCCCTTTGGGCCCTGCTCACCTTGCGGCCCGGCGGGTCCAGGATCCCCCTTATCGCCTTTTGGGCCCTGCGGCCCTTCTGGCCCAGGGGTACCCGTCCCATTCTCTTCCAGATCCTCGATCCGTGCACCGTAGTCCTGTAGGATGGTGGGATACTGCTGGGCAATCTCACCGTCCACATCGGGCACGTCGACAACACGCAATTCCGCAATATAGGTCTTGGCGACAAGGTCTGTGTTACGTTCCCAAGCATAATACAAGATCACCTTGCCCTGTGCAGCAGTCGTGTTGCGGGTAATAGTCCATTGAGCAATGTAGCCGTCGTCGGAAGGGATCATCTCCAACGGGATCTTGTCCACGTCACCGCGGTCGTTGCAGGTACAGGCGTACATAGTGCAGCCATCAAGATCGGCATCTCCAACACGTGACGGTATCGTGACGGCTATGATATTGGCATTGTGCTCTCCCTCTACAGGATTGGACATGGCTTGTACGATTACGGTACGACTTGGTGATATATTACAGGTAATCATCCTATCGCCTCCATCATTTCCACCGACCTATAGCAATCATGGTATAGGTCACCATTTTCCAGGCTGTGGAACTCCCGTCCAGATTGTAAAACCATACATTAGTGGTTGCAGTATAGTTGCAGTCAGCACATGCCACCATATCGTAAGGCCGGGCGACATTGACAACAGCCGTATAATTATTGTCCACAAACTCTTGGGGGAAGGTTACAACAATACCGTCGGTTTCTATAACTTGGTCGGTCCTGCGGATAGAGCAGATCATGGTTCCATCCGGGTATTTAATCCAAGTTCCCCGATCGTTGCTGCCGCTGGTCACCGATGGATAGATTTGCTCCCAGTCGCTCCAGGACTTGGAGTTATAGCGTCGCATCCAGATGCAGCCTTCATTTTGACAGATGTAATATTGATAAACCTTGCTTTCCGCAAAGATACACAGGAGGCATCCAGAGGCTTTCACAGGATAGTGCCGGTCGGTAGTAGCATTGGAGGTATAGTTCTGTACATAGATACCGGTTGTTTGAACGGTATCCAAATCCTCAGTCGTGAGATTCGTCTTAACCGACAGGGACTTTTCCTCCAGCTGGTTGATGTTATTTTGCAGATTTGTCGCTTGGTTTTCGTCCAAAGTATTCTCCAGATTCTCGAACCATGTCTTAAATTGGTCGTCGTACTGGGCGAAAAGGGAAGTGGTGTCGATCTGATCTATGACCCCTGTTACGATGCCACATTGAGAAGTGTCGTAGCGCGTGTCCGTAACATCCGCCTGCTTGATGACCTTGGCGCCAGCTCCCACGGAAATATTGGCAAGCCGTAGCTCATATATGTCGGCTGTACGGGTAAGGGATGGGGCGGAAGGGGATGATGCCGCAGTACCTGTCTTAATTGCCAGACTGATGGTGCGATCTGTCATACTGAGACGTAGCACTACAACATCAATCCTTGGCAGTGTATTGTTAGCTGCTGAGACGGTCAAGGCTGTGTCCTGTTCCGTCCATGCGAACCGGCCATTGACAAAGCCTCTGCCAGCCTTGACGGTTATATTCATACCGCTAGAAGCCCTCACGGCAAAATTATCTGCGGGATCGGCATAGACTCCATTGGTCACAAGAGCTGAAAAAATCTTGGATACAAACTCAGCATTTTCTGCCCGGTCAAAAATAGGTTGTCCTTCTTCGTCTTCCCCTGTAATTTCAGAATCAAAAAATCCATATCGCATTGCCATTGTTATCGGGTCACCTCTCTTTTAATTCGCTGCATGATAGTCATTTGTCCTTCCCCAAAAACCAGGGAGATAGTAACGCCACCATTTTCATAGGTTTCTGTAATTTCTGTGATGCGTGTTTCCGCTTCAATTCCTAAGTCTTGGTTGAGAAATGTACATTTGTCACCCAAATCGTAATCTGTTTTATATTCTAAATTAGAATACACATTAACTTTGGCATCGAATGTCTCCACCAGGGGATACTCTTCCAATTTTTCTTTGCCGCGTTGTAAAAGGACGGCGGTATATTCTTCCTCCGTCATTTCGGTATCATCGTCTTTTTTGCGCTGAAGATCCCTGGCATCTACATAGAGTTCCCGCCGTGGTTGGCCATTTGTCTGATCCAGTGTGACAACGGTCCTATCTTCGCCCTCACCGGCCCCGGCGATATAAGCGAAATTTTTCGAACTGCTGTGGTCGGTGACATAAGACAGGGACTGGATGTTCTCGTACTGGTCGCTGAACACGGCCCAGGAGTTGTCGCTTTGGCCTTGTGTACGGTCAAGGCCCTGCCATACCTCAAACAGCAAGGAATGGTTGTTGTGCAGATAAGAAATCCGGCAGGACAGCTCATCCTCTTTGCCCAAGGCGTGGATCTTATCTAGGAGAACGTCGCCGGTGGCTTGTACCTCGATATTGGAGCCATACCCTAATTCCGGGGCACAGGATAAATGGAGGATTTTGCGCGCGGGGTCGGAAGGGGAGACGGCCAATAGGTTCACCAGGCGGATCATAATGTCGCCTGTTTTGCCTGAAAGATTTTGTACCTTATCAATCACACGATCTGCTAAAATTCCTTTCAGGAACCGTCCTTTCACGATGACAGTCTTCTCGCCGTTTTCCGATTGGCTGAACCCAATCGATTCTAACAAACCTAGTTCCGTATCGTCGCTGCGGTAGAGATAGGATCCACTCTGAAACATGGCGTAGTATTTCGTATCGCAGTAAAGGCTAAAGGATCCTGTGTCGTAGTATTTGCGGGTCCAGATAAAGGAAGTAAACTGATCCACTAGGCCGATTGGCTGAAAAGCATCATCTAAAATATATAGTTCCAGCACGGCTACACCCCCAGATACTTAGGTGTATAGTAGAGCTTGACGTTCAGGTTGGTATAGTTCTCTTCGGCATTGTACTCCAAGACGTTGTCCCCTACAGAGAGCTGGAAAAAGGAGCTCTGCCGGTCAATCTTGTGGAAGACATTCTCCCCATTGAGAGTGACCCGTTTTTTGCCGCTGTTAGTGTCTACAATGAGGGTATCCCCTTTTGCGAGTTGGGTTTCGATCCGGAGAAATTCCCCGGTATCGACACGGGTAATGGAAGGGCTCGTCACTGGCCCACGGGAGGCGATAAAGTGGATCTCTAATCCGGTGTCCACATCACCGTCATTGATGATATTGGCCTCTTGGCGGAGGGTGCGATAGCCGGTGATGAATCCCTTGTCCTTGCGGGAAGCAAAAGGAAAGGCCAGCATCTTGGTGATGCCGGCCATGTCCTGCCCGAAATTATCAATGCCCAGTAGATAGGGCTGAGGGCATAAGAGGCTGAGGGAGAATTGCAGGTTGTCATAGAGGTTGGAAGTGGAAAACCGGAAGGATTCCACATAGTAATCAATGGTGCGCTGGATGCCGCAGTAGTCTACCGTCAATGTCCCAGCCAATTGTGGGTCAAACAGGCGGATGAGTTCTTGACGCAGGGAAGGCGTATTGGCGGTATCGGCGATTTCGCCTGTGAGGATGATGCTGCGGGAAGCAATGCTTTTCCCGGTGACTACCGATCCCCAGCCCTGCGCCATCTGGGCGGTAGTAATTTGGGAAGTGGGGGCTTCCAAACCCTCATAGTCTATGAGACGGACGGGGGTATCTTTGCCGATGGTCAGGGATTTATCATTGCAAGATAGGGTCAGGACAAGATTTCTAGAATCCATTGGCAAGCTCCTTATCGGTTTTACGCAGGATGCGTTCCAGTTCAGCAGGAGATTTGACCGGCTGATAGATGTTGACGGTAGAGGTACGGCGGTTATCGCTGTAGGAGGATGACCGGGTAGACATGGTGGTATGGTAGGATGCAGCCCCCAGGATAGCGGCGGAGGTACGTGCTTGTTCCGCCAATACTGCATTTTGCATTTTGGCTACAAGACTTCGGGTAGTGGAGGCTGGCAAGGAGCGGAGAGTACGGAGGGAACGAGTAGTTGATCCCGATCGGAAATTAGTATTCCAGCTCCAATTACCAAACTCAGTGTTGGGTGTCTCTAATTTTAGATTGTTGATCCAGGCATCTGCCGCCGCTTTAGCTGCTTTAGCATATGATATTTCCCCTTCTGTTTCTGCGGATTTACCAGATTCGCGCGCAAGTGCTTCGGCTCTCGTTTCGGCCTCCGGTAGCTTTCCATCAATGCCCTCAATGTACCCATCTACAGAGCTACCGCCAACAGCAATATAATCCTCTCTTGCTTGTCGCGCGTTCTCCACAGCGTCAAGATACATTTGCCAAGAAAATTCGTCTTGGTTTTCGTTATATCGCTTCTGTGCTTGTTCGACAGCAATATTGGCCTCCTCTAGTTCCTGCCTCAGCTGTTCCTTAGTTTTTTGACTAAGATCAACATGGGTTTGGCCAACTTCCCCTAACAGCTCTGTAGCTTTATCATAGTTACCTTCAGACAGCGCAAGCGAGGCTTCTTCATACCCATTGATATTGTAGTAATAATCCTTGAGGAGTTGTTCACTTTCGTCATAGGCTTTTTGAGTTTCTAACAGATATTGCTTTTTCTGATTTATCTGATCTTGATAATAGTACTCGTTTAGACCGTCCTTAGCTAGCTGTGCCTCTCTAAGTTTGTCTTCTAATTCAGCGAGTTCAAGTGTTGCTTTTTGCAGTTCTTTTTTTCGCTGTATTTGCTCCTTTTCTAGATCTCCATGTTTTTCAAGAGCTTCTTTGTATACGGCTTCTTTGGCATCCAGTTGGATTTGGATCCTTTTCTTTTGGATGTATTTGTCAATTGCATCCGCGCCGTCCTTATATGCAAGCGTCTCGTCGTCTACCCATTCAATGGCTCCAGGCATTTCCTCGTTAAGCTGCTCGGTGATCTCCCGGACACGATCTTTGCTTCCAACAACGTTTCCCTCTTCATCTACAAGGGTTTGCAGCTCTTTCCATAGAGCCTCTATGTTGTCAACTTCTTTGAGGTCTTCTTCTGCTTTTTTGGCCTGTTCTTCCTTTAAGGCTTCATATGCCTCCGCATTTTCGTACACTTGCTCGTTGAGCTTTTCCATCTCGGTGCGTTGATCTCCGCTGAGGAGCACCATAGAGCTTAATCCACCTAATAGGCCGCCGATTGCAATAACTGCTAAGCCAATGCCGCCGGTCATGGTACCAAGCACCGTAACAAGGGTTTGGAATCCTGTTATGACAGACTGTATAGCCGAATGGATAGCCATTGCTGTTTTGAGCGAGACAAATACGCCAATTACCAGTTTGAGCACATCCCAAAGTTGTTGCCCATTGTCAACGATCCACGCAAACCCTTCAATTAACTTTGGGATAGCTTTTTTTACCAGGTCTGTGATACTATCCATTATTCCTGCAAACCCTTTAGCCACTTTGTCCATAGAAGTTTTCAGTTTACCGCTGGATAGATTGCGGATAATAGAGTTAACCGCATCGGTTGCCTCATCGGCGGAATCTTTCAATGGATCTTCCAGGCTCTCATAGATTTTTAGGCCAAGACCTTCTAACGATGACTTTAAAATGGTGGTTTTCCCGGAGAGATTATCTTGCATGGTTTCCGCCATATCTTTGGCTGCACCGTCCGCATCTGCAATTGATGCGGTCAACTTGTCAAAATCTTCATCGCTTGCATTCATAATGGCTAAAAATCCGCTCATGGCTTCTTGGCCAGCGATATTGGCGGCATACTGTGCTTTTTCGCTGTCTGTTAGATCAGCGAATTTACCTCTTAACTCCTGCAAGGTCTGATTTAGGGGTTTCATAGAACCATCTGAGTTGGTCGCGCTGAAATTAAGAGCGTCAAGAGCGTCGGCGGCCATTTTAGGGGGCTTAACTAACCTAGTTAACATGGATCGTAAGGATGTACCAGCTTGTTCTCCTTTGATACCGGCATTGGCCATCAATCCAATAGCTACCGCAGTATCTTCAATGCTGTATTTCATCGCGCCCGCAATAGGGGCGACATATTTAAAAGTCGCTCCCATCAACCCCACATTAGTGTTCGAATTGGAAGAAGCTTTTGCCAATACATCAGCAAAATGGGCGCTGTCACTGGCTTGTAGGCCGAAGGCCGTCAATGCGTCGGTCACAATATCAGAGACACTACCTAGATTCTCACCACTGGCTGCGGCAAGGTTCATAATGCCTTCTAGACCGTCTAGCATGTCATCTGTTTTCCAACCGGCCATAGCCATATATTTGAGAGCTTCGGAGGCTTCTGTGGCGCTAAATTTTGTTGCAGCCCCCATTTCTTTGGCTTTCTCTGTAAGTGCTGCCAGATCATCGCCTGTTGCCCCTGAAATAGCGGAAACTTCCGACATACCGGCTTCAAAACTTGATCCGACACTGACGGCATAGCCGCCAATGGCAGTTATCCCGGCAGTGACTGTACCAATTAAAGCACCAATTGCCTTTAGTCCTGTCGTTGCTGCACTGTTTATCTTAGATAGCCCAGATTGAAAGCCGCTGCCATCGATACTAGTATTAAAAGTCAAAGAGCCGTCGTAGGCCAATACAATCACCTCAAAAATGGGTATAGAAAAGCGCGCCCCCGAAGAGACGCGCTATAGATCGTGTGGATTATGCAGAATGCAGGCACAGCAACCGGAAGGTTTCCCGGCCTTTGGGTGTGATTAAAAGCTGTGTCCCTGACCACTGTGTTTTCTCGTTGTAACATTCCTTCAAAACAAACAGGTCGTCAGCGTATTGGGCGTAGGGTTGGAGTTTGCCTTTTTTATCTCGGTAAAGGTATTTCATAGCGATGAGGGCGGACACAAAGGCTTTTTCTTTCACTCCCAGCTCCTTAGCTGTTTCCCGGATGCCTGTATTGAGATTGCGGTCTACCAAATCATCAAAGTAGTCGGCCTTGGGCTTCATGATGGCGTTATCCACCGTCAAGGCGGAGTTGGCAATTTCCAGGGCCTTGCGCTTGTCCTGCTCGTCCTTGAGGGCAGTACACAGCTTAATCATGGTATCGGGGTTGAGGATAGCCGCTTCCAGGGTTTCCGGGGTCATATAGGCTCCGTGCTTGCGGATGGAGGGGATGATCTCATCGGCTACCTTAGCCTGGAACGCCTCTGCCGCTTCGTTCTTGGCCTTCATGGCAAGGCGGTAAAAGATATTTTCGGGGATGAAGCCGTCGTGCCCACAAGTGGGCACATTCAAATCCCGAAGATAATCTTCTACTCGTTCCCACCGGACAACTTCGTTGCCACTTGCGGCAATACGAGTAAATCCCAGCCCGCGGGCTACAGTTTCCAGCTTGAGATAGGCGGTGCCGTTTTCCTCGTAGCACTCAATACCGTTGATATTCATGATTTCGTTCATGCAAAACACTCCTTTGCAAGTTTCATAGCATAGCGAAAACCCATAACAAAGCCATTCTGCTCGTGGGCAATGGCTAGGTTCATGATTCTTTTGTCAAGGTCATCAATAACTTTGGGGTCAATAGTCTTTTTCAAGTTTATCAAGGAAACATTTATACCCGCTCGATTTTTCTTAATACGCACAGTCTCGTTACTGTAGATGTATTCGTCCTGTTCTGTGTATTCGGCGTACAATTCTTCAATTCTGGTCATTGTAATCGACTCCTTTTCGTGATAAAATAGGAGTAGCAGGGAAGCTAATCTTATTTGCTTGGGGATAGATCCTTGCTGTTAGTGGTTAGCTATTGTGAGTAGCTAGCCACTCTTTTTTGTATTGCTCAAAGAGTTTCCATTGCTGTTCTTTGGTAAGCTTCTGGAATTCTTTAAATTTCATCGGCGGCTCCTTTCCGCCTCCCTGCTACAACTATATTATAATACGCGTAGCGTAATTTGTCAATACGTTTAAAGTAATTATATTGTTGTTTAACGTAATTAATTTACGCGTATAGTATTGACCTATTACGAAATACGTTATATAATATGTCTAAAAGGAAGGTGAAGAAGTGCCATTGAAATTTAAACTTAAAGTACTTTTGGCGATGCGGGGAATGACACAAAAAAAACTTGCGGAATTAACGGGTATTCGTCCTCCCACAATATCTGCCATTTGTACAAACTCCATCAAGGAATTACCGGTAGGGGTAATAGAAAGAATTTGTCACGCTCTTGATTGTCAGCCCGGTGACATAATGGAATACGTACCAGATGAAGAATAGGCAAAAGAGAAGGAGCGGTAAAAAACCGCTCCTTTTTGTGTGCATAACAAAAGCACACTCCCGTAGGAATGTGCTTTAATGTGTTTTTACTCTCGCCAAATACTTAATGTGTTCTCCCCATCAATGCGGAACATAGTATATTCAATCCCGTTGTAATGAGCTTCTTGCGGGGAAAAGTCTTCAAATGAGTCCACTTCTAGCTCCTTTAGTATCTCTGATGCATTTGCTGAAGGATCGATAATAGAGACTGCATAGTTTATATACGTTTCAAATTCTCCACCATTTTTCCCGTTAAAATAGAGGCCTAAAAGAGCATAAGATTCATAGTCAAGTACAGCATCAATTGAACATCTTATATCACCATCCCCTTTTGGCCCGATTGGTTCAATAACAAGAGGGACGAGCTCGCGGGATTTTTCTTTATCTACATAACTATCGTTATTTGGATCTATATCAATCTCTTGGCCGATCACTTCTAACTTTTCTTCAAAAGCATCGTAAAAATCGCCCATAGATTCCATAAGGCTAGAAGTTGTATCTTCTGAACCAGAGGCTACAGCCTCCGAACTTGTCTCGCCATTATTCGAACTGCACCCCGCGAGAGATCCGCAAGCTAAACAAGCAGCCAAAGCTAAACAAATAATTTTTCTCCGCATAATTCTTCCTCCTTTTCTTTACCATCATAGTAGCAGAAATAGGAGAAAAAAGCAATCAATTAAAGGACTTGTGTCAAATCCCCACCTGATAATAAGGCCTCTTCAATAGCGTTTTGTTTGTCCTTTTCCGACTTGGATAAGGGGAGTTTGTAAAGTTCCTTCATCTCATTGAGATGTTTTTTCTGTTCTTTGGACATATCTGTAGTGATATCGGTTGCCCGGTATCCCATGGCCTTGACGATTTCATGTTCTTCCGTCAGTCCATGAAACAAAGCTTTGAACTGCCACCAGTGCAGGTACTCAATATCTTGTAGGTCAATGCCATATTGAGCGCGAAAGGCAGAATAGATCATCTCGTCGTCGTAATCGAAAGAATAGATGGCTGATTTAGGCTTTCCTTTACCGGGCCTATCCTCTTCCTGCTGTCCTCCGCGATAGAACCAAACCATACGTTCCACAGCGGCTTGGGTGTTTTTAGGGATCGTGGGATAATAGAGACCTAGTCCCTGGACCATCTTAACAGGTTCTGGGATGTCCGGATCCAGAAGCATTAACTCAAAGAGGATAGAGGTTCGGAAGTTGGACTCGATGGGGACTAATTCCCCATCGATGTCCACTTCTTTGGGAGCACGGTCGATCAACAGGTTCATTTTGCAGATTTACGCTGGGCGCGTTCAGAAGAATACTTTGTAGCCATCGAGTTGATCTCGGAGAACTGCCGGTTGGCCTCTTCGACCACCATGCCAGCAGCCTGCAAACAATCTCTTAAATCAAATTTTCCTTTAAAAACAGATTGGGAAGTCCCATCGCCAAAAACACTATCGAAGAATTGATGTACAATGTGGCACTGCATACGGATACTTTCCGAATAACTAGGAGCAGAAAACTCTTTTCCTGATTCCTGCTGCATGGCAGCCAGGGCTTTTTCATAGCATTCCATTACATCCGCGTCTAAAACGTTAAACTCCAAGGATACACCGTTGATCTCCATAAATACCTCCGTTAGTTGCTGGATTTCGATTTAGCGAGATTCAAACTGGCGGCATCAACACCACCGGCTGTAAAAGTCTTGGTGGAGGTATCAAAAGTGCCGATCTCCACGTCGCCGATGCCCAAAAGGTTGCCAGAAGCGCCCATCTCACCATCGGTATTGGTAAAACTGGAAACCTCAATGGCTACACGGAAATGACGTGCAGGGTATTTCGTGCCGCTGCTGGGAGTACCGTCCAGATCCACCACAACGTAGTCGGTTTCCGCATCGGCGCCAGTTTTCTGATTTTCGCCGATAGCGCAGATATAGTCCACAGCTTTTTCCTCGCGGATCTGATCGGTATTAAAGGGGGTGGACCAGTCGTAACCGGTAATGGATTTGGTAGCCGATTTGTCATTGACGTAGCGTTTGGACGAGGTCTGAGCCGTAGGATTTTCCTCCAACTCAGTAAAACCAGCGCCCATCAGAGCGTATTCGGCTGTTTCTTCTCCAGTGGCGGCCACATTTAAATAGTTTGCAACGCGATATCTCTGTCGAATTCCTGCCATAATTTTAAATACTCCTTTTTTGATAATATGTCAGCCCGCATTGGATTTGATAACGGGCAGTGTTGGTTTCTTCATCATATAAGTATCCGGTGGACAATGCGCCGATGGATTGGACTTCTTTGCCCTCAGATAGCTGGGGAAGATTGCCATGGATGTTCTGGGCATCCAGCCAGTCGGAAATCTCCTCAAAAAAGCCGCTGCTGTCAATGCGTTCCATGACATCCTGGCTATAGTAATCCCTTGTGCCGAGGGTGAAGAGGTACTGTCGGACGGTATCGCCATTTGCGTATCGTTTCACAATAGCGGTGGCGGGCTCCACATCAATGACGTAGGACACAGGGTCAGGGCCCAGATAGTCTACATACAGCATACCGTCCTGCAATAGGGGGCATGCGTCCAGATAATGGTATAAGCTTTCAATGATGGTCATCGTCCACCTCTTGCGATTCTTGCCGCTCCTTTGCGTATCGTTTCGCCGTGGCTTGCCTTCATGCGTTCAAACCACTTGCGCCCCCGCTGTCCGTTGCTGCGACCGTTGTAGTACTGTTTACGAGCATAAGGTGCGACATAGGATACTTCACCGCTTCCTACAATAGTACCTAATATACCGGATCGTTTAAGGAGACCGGTTCGGAAAGGTACAAGGGGATCGCAGTAACGTAGTACTTCACTGTCAACAAATTTTTGAGCTTCGCTGAAATGTTCTGTTTGCTGTGGACCAAAACTATCATTCCACTCAATACGCAAATAAACTTGCCCTTTGTTTTGACCGCGAGTATAAGTGCGTTGAATAATTTGCCCGCGAGGGGTACTAACGATAATCTTGTCATTGCGGTATCGTCGTCCCATTACTTGCCCATCACCTCCCAATGTTGCATAGAGAAGGAACCGAAGTCACAGGTTGCTACTTCGGTGATAGAGATACAGTGGGGGAAATGCTTTGACGGTTGATTATCCTCCGGCCAAGAGGCATTGCCCTTGACCAGATAATCCCCCGGCTTCAACGTCCAGCCTTGTCCGGAGAAAGTACCGGCTACAAAAGTTGTCCCTGCCTCAATGGAAAACGGGATGAACACCCGAACTGAGTCGCTGTATGCTATATCGGCTTTTCCCATCCGGACGGCATGGGTATCTTCCCAGAATACAGCATCCAGATAGGTAGACTTCCACACCGTCGTTTTAGGCGTAGGATGGTACTGATTGAACACGGTGCAATCGGTATTGGTTCTCATGGTCACACCCCCGCATACCGCAACGGATCCCAGGGCGGGAGATACAGATTGATGGCATCAATCGCCTGGGTGCGGCGTCTGGCTGTGATGGTACCGGCATCCTCATAGGTGACAGAATGGCTCCCTACAGTTTCAGACTTAATACCAGGGGATACGGTTTGTGCTTCTTTGTCCGACTGGAAGAGGGATTCGATGGCTGCACAGACAGCCATCTTAACTGGATCCGTCACCTCAGCACCCTTTTGCAGCCGCCCATAGGTCAACTGATCCACCAAGGCACTGGCCTCCCGTATATAGAGAGGCCAGTCGGTGGGTTCCAGTGCTGTACCATGATACAGCCCTACATAATCGTCATACGTGGCGTACACAATATGTCACTCCTTAACCCCCAGACGCTGCATTGACTTGGATCTTACGAAATGCACCTGCTTTTAAAGTGTTTTTCAATACAACGGCTGCAACCATCTCAACCTCCACCTTTTTGACTGCACCGGGCTGAGACATGTCGGGAAGGTAAGTGCTGATGATGTTGCCGCCGGCGGGGGAGATACCGTGAAATCCATCCAGTGCAAGATTGGCAGCGTATAGACTGGTAGTTCCATCCTCTGCGGTTGCCACACAATCTACCGACTTAGAACCGTCAAAGTATTTTCCCAGATCTACCAACGGGATACCATCAAAGCCGGTGATCGAACGGCCAAAAGCATCCTCAGACCGGGTTAGATATCCGGCACGGCGGGCGCAGGACTTGATTTTAGTGATAAGCTGGCTGTTGCCCATCAGCATGGTAGGCTTGCCGTCCATGCCGGAGAGAAACTCGTTGAGCATGTCCAGAAAGCTATTGTAGTTGGTGTCCATCTTTTCAGAGGTCGAAAGATCAATAGCAGTAGTGGTGTTGTATTCAGTGGATTTGCCGGTCAGGATTTTGTCTAAACCATCGAATTCATCCGCTTTGCTGGAAGAATTGCCGTTGATCACAAGATAATGGAAAAAGTTCTTTACACCCAAGATGGCCTGCTGAAGCTGGAAGTTGATTTCATTGAGCTGACCGCTAGTAGACTGGATAACACGGTCAATCTGGGCGGCACCGCCGAAGATCTTAAGACTGGCGGTAGCTTTCTCGCGTTTAGCCTCCTTAGCTGTGTACTCGCTGTTGATGGCACGGGTACTAGCGGTAGCAGGAGTTTTGAGTCTGGTATAGCCGTAGGTCATAGTGCTGCCACCGGTGCCAGGGGAAACGGCGTCGTCAAAGGTGAGGGCATCCAGCAACAGGGAAGAGCGCCGGAATTCATCAATGACCATCTGATCGACTTTATCCACCATGGTGGCTTTTGCTTCTGCTAAGGTAATAGGCATAATTCATTCTCCTTTTATTTTTGGTAATGTTCTTGTAATGCGCCCAGCAAAGATGTGGGGGTAGATATATTGCCACCGGTGCAGTGTTCTCCGGCGGAATCCACCCGCATCTTGGTGTCGGTTTTTTCTTGTTCTGTGGCTTTAAATAGATAGTCGTCGGTTTTTCGTAGGGCCTCCAGCTGATCGTCCAGTCCGGTAAGCTTATCGCCGTCTAGCTTGATAGCGTTCATGTCAAGCATGGCTCGTACTGGCACAGGGTTCTTGACATTGGCTGAAATCAGCCGTTTGTCAATCTCAGCGTTGAGCCTTAAGGATGTGGTATCAGCATCATACTTGGCCTGTAAATCTGCCAAGTCTTTGGCTAGCTGGTCGGGATCCTTACCATCATACTTTTTAACAGTCTCCTGTAAGTCTTTGATGGTCTGATTAGCCGTTGCCAACTGCCCTTCCACGCCTTTGAACTTACCTTCGTCTACATATCCACCGTCTTTTAAGTCCACAAACTTGACGTCTTTATTTTGGGATACGGCGGTTTTTAGGTCGTCTAGGGTGATGGTCTGGTTCTCGCCAAACAGGCCGGTCAAAAATTCAAGCAGTTCCAATATGTGTCCTTTCACACCGTGTTTAAGCGACGTTTGATTTGTAAGCGCGCGGTTACGTCGTCCGCGCCCGGTGTCCTTGGTACTTCTAAATCCCCGCCAAGGCCGGGGAAAATGGTGTGAAAAAAGCAGCCCTGAAGGACTGCTCTGATCAATGAATTAAGATTTCTTGGTACATCGCCCGAACCTCCATGCGCCGCAGGTTTTCCCATGGCATTTAGTAGGGCGCTGGATCTCCACAACAATATTGCAGCGAACTTCTTTCCCGCTATCTTCGTCACATTCATATGTTTCTTGGGTGGCTTGGGACAGATGTAGGAGATATGGGCAATATTTGGGTTTCGCCATACTCGCCTCCTTCTGGGCATAACAAAACCGCCCTGCTTCTATAGCCGGACGGTTTACCAATCTATTATTTCTATTTCCTCAGCAATGTCATTAAGACACTGACCATCAAAAAGGGGATCTCCCATAACTTTATCGATGCTGTCTACATCGCTTTCCACTCCATTACAGGTGACATGAAAATGGGTTGGATTAAATGGATCTATATCGCAATCCAGTCCATGATAGGTGAAGGACATGAGGCAACAAAACTCAAGAAGTCTATCTTTGATCTGTTTCGCCGTATAAGAAGTCTTCATTGTCTATTCGCTCCTGTTCTGTAAGTTCTCTAGCATTATCTCTGGTTAAGTTACCGTCTTGATCCCAAATATAATCATGTGCGTGTTCACCATGCTGCCCAATTGCCTCTTCTTTTGCATGGCCATGGCCGTTATTGCTAATTTGCTTCGTTTGTTTTCCATCAGGGCCATAATAGTTGCGGTCAATGCCGCCCTTTTTGTTTGTCTTCTGTGTGATACTATTAGGAGTTCCTTCAATTTTAACGCACTCTACTTTGATTATGGTCTGACCTGCCGCATTTGTCAAGGTATTCTTTTTTACAGTCCAAACAGCTTTACTAGCCTGGCTGTGTCCAAACCCATAAATCTGGACACGGGAGGAATCATTTAACAGTCCGGTTTCCCGTAGGAACTCTTTTAGCGCCGCCTCTTGCCGTTTGAGCAATGCGCTTTTGGCTGTGAAATCCTGTTTCAAAGCTGCCTTTAATGTTTCATCCGACGTTTCTTCGATCCCGGCATCCAGCCCAGCTAATATGCGTTTGGTATCCCGGATCTCCCTTTCCATGGCCCGCTGCATTTGCGTTGCGTCATAGAGGGGGATTGTTCGTCCATCATAGCGGACGGTAGCGTTTTTGTACGCCTCGATTTCACGTCGGGGATAGGCCGATTCCGACAACCCCTCAAAGAATGGGTACCAGTCATGACGGCAGTTCCACCCCTTGAATCCAGCCCCGGTACCATATCCGATATCGGATAGACTGAGGTAACCTGACCGCCCGGACAGGCTGACAATTTGTCCTTGCCATACGGCATGGGAGGGCCGCGCCCCTGCATGGGCGGTGATCTCCATCAGGTCGCAGCCCATGTCCTGAGCGTAGAACATAGAGATTTGACCGGTTGTTTGGCTAACTCCCGTTAGGACGGCGCGACGCATGGCTACATCAATGCGGTCACGGTGGCCGGAGGGATAGGAAATCCATTTACTTTCCTTGGAGGCTTCCCGGACAGCGTTCCGAACAGCGGTCACATAGTCGAAGGCTCCGTTTTCCACCTGCATCTCGGCTAAGGTGGCGGCTTGGATAAATACCTGTTGAGCCGTAGATGCAGTAGTCAAGGTTAGGTTGTTGAGATGACCGGCCGTTTTTTCAATCCCCGCATTTAGAGCTTGCATGGCGGAAGGAGAAGCTTTGATTGGGAGAGGGGTAAGGCCTGCCGCCTCGTAGATGCGGTTATCGTAAGATACGGATACCGCACCAGCATCCTCAAACAGCGCCCTTACCTGTGCATCAGAGGCGCTGGATAGCTTGGCTACCTCAGCAATGATATCATCGTAGAGAAGACCGGATTCCTGCGCCCTCCAGATTTGCCATTGGGCGGTAGCGGTGACATTCCCGGATTTCACCAATCTTCGGGTAATATCCCGTAGAATAGACTCGTCTAATTTTGAGTAGAGGGCTAACAGTTCGTCGCCCACATGATCCAGATATTCCGGGGTAAGCATCAGACGTCACCGGTTTGGGTATCCGAAGGTTGTTGTGCCTCCTGTATAGGATCAGGTGACCTTTCCAAGAACCCAAACGGGTTTTCTAGATTCTTGTTTTTCTCCGATAATATGGTTTTGGCTTCCTCTTCCGATTCCCCATACCATTTTACACGGAATTCCCAAGGCATTAAAAGGCCATCACGCACGTCCTGACGGTCGCTTTCCTTCTGGGTTTCCGGATCCACAATGTAGGCGTCGTCAAACTTGACGGTAATTTGTGTCTCCGGATCTACCGGCGCGCCGCAGATATCCTTAGCCTCGTACAAAATAGCTCGTAGGATGCCTTTCACAGCGGCGTCTACAGACAATGCGTGCTTGCTGGCGTGTTGGACAAGCTCTTGTTTATCGCCGTGGTACTGGGTCGCTGTCACAATGCTTCCGGAATTGAACTGGTAATGTTTTGTTCCGAAACCAACCTTGAAACTGAGATAGTCCAAGGCGGCCTGGATCCCATCGGTATTTTCCTGAACCCTTAAGGAAGGGTTGTATTCGGTAAGAGGGTTCCCGCCTTGGGTGTCCTGCCCGTCCCCAACCTGCATAAAAAGCTGTTGGGCAATGTCGTCGGGAGTGATGGCACGGCCTTTCATATCGTAGCGAATCAAGGTCTGATCGTAAAATACCTTTTTACCGCCCAGCTTAAAGTCTCGGCTAAAATTGTTGTATGCTAAATCAATGCTTTGCAGTTGGTCAAGGGCATCAGCATAAATGGATATTCCCATCCCTTGGCCGTAGTCTATATTTTTTACTGCATTTGGCCGTAGAATGGCAAAATGAGGAATAGCGGATCCAGTATGAATGATTGGCTGTACTCCGCCCGGCAAATCGGCTGGGCATAGAACACCGTCTTTATCACGGTAATAACGGTTTTCAATGATATATTCCCCATGTGACAGACGGTGCATTTCTAAGTAAACAAAGCTTTCTCCGCCATTTAGTACATCCGAAGCGAAAGCGGCTTCAATAACCTTTTTCCCTTTAACAGTTAGGGGGATGATGTGATCGGCAGGCAAGTAATCTAGACGGAAGTGGCTTTCTCTGCTTTGAAGAATCTTATCTCCATCAAGTTCCATATTCTCAATGCGTAGTAAAGCCGCTCCTGTACCACTAAAGAAGGACATCTCGATTAGGTTACTAAACTCATCCCAAAAATTTAAGGTGTTGAGTAATCCTCCTTCGCCTGTTTCATCGTCGCCCAGCATATATTTGGAGGTTGTCTCATCCTCAAATTCGATGGAGGTATTGCCATTCATAAGGATGGAAGCCCAATCCTCACATACCTTTTTTGCCATGCGCATGGTATAGATCTTTCGATGGATGGTTTCTCCTTCCGGGCCAATCTCTTGATAACTGTGGAAGGGTCGGTGATAGCCTTCCCACCAATCCCGCCATACAGTGATGTATTCATAGATCCTAGTATCAATGGAGTAGCCAAATTCTTTGTTTAATAGATTAACTATTGCGGCTATATTCACAGATTCACCCCTTCCATGGAAATAAAACGGTTACGATCTCGTTCAATGGTATATTCGAAGGCGTCCAGGCTATCGATATCACTACTCCCGTCATCTAGGCGCTCGTTTTTAGTTGTGTGTTTACTGTCCCATACAGCAGTGCAAAAAGCTTGTTCCAACGTTTGGCACTCCGCCGGGACATAGAAAAAACGCCCCTGTGCCATCAGGCGGGACGTTAATCGGATACGGTCGTTAATAGGGGATTTCAGGGCATTCGCCACATGGATCCATCCAAGGCCAGCATTGGTTAGTGACTTGCGGATACCACGGATAAGCACCTGCTCGGCGCTATCACAGTACACGGTTGATATCATGCCGTATTTGGCTAAGATTTTAGACGCGAAATCCACAAACAGATTTCCTAACTTGTCGGGATCGATATCGTCTCCAAAATGGCGTTCACTGGCTAGTGCGACGGCCTGTTGATAGGCGGGAGTGACGCCGGTTGCCACAAAGGCGTGGCCCGATCCAGAACCACCAAAGTCGATAGCCAAATTGATTTTCATAAATTCACAATCTCTATGATAATGGAAGCGGTTAGGATGTAGCTTATCGTTGACAGCTTCGGTAAAAGATCGATAGATAAGGCCTTCAGCCACACACCGTTTGCCTTCAATATCTCGCAAATACCAGATACTTGTGGGATCGTATTGGCTGACGATATCCTTGATACGCTCCGGGGATAAAGTCTTGTTATCGGTAATGGTGAAATGCTCGTAGTTATAACCAGGAGGGAATTGTCCCGTTTCCTGTTTTCTCTGATACAGGTCAATGTACTGAGTGTAGATAGGGGCATTTGGATGGTCAGGGTTTAAATCCCAGAATACTTTTCGGTGTTTTGCAGCTAGTTGGCGGTTAAAGGCTTCCTTGATCGTGTTGTCATGGTGAAGATTGATTTCAGTTGCGATCCACATGCCATAGGAATTACCGCGGATCTTTTTAAAGCTGTCGGCTTTAGCACCTCCGGAAAAGATAATTACCTTTTGTCCGGTAGGTGTCTGTACAAACAAAGCTTCGTTGCCTTTATATTTTCCCCAATGGCAGCGGCCACGAAAGATTCCCTCCAAGCCGTACCCATTACAGTCTCCGATGTTGAGTTTGGCGTTGGCCGACGTGGATCCGGTAGACAAATGAATTTTATCCGGTGTCCTTTCTAGTTCGTCGGCGAAGGCAAAGACATTATCAACGGTCTTGCCAGCACGGACAGCGCCTTCCGCCACATTGATGGTATGGGTACGGCACCGACGCATATACTCAATGTGTTTAGGCCCAAACTGGAAGTCAAGCGTTTTGATACTAGTCATCGCCAAACACCTCTTTTCGGATACTCCTCATATCTTCGATCTCAGTGTTATCGTCCGAAGCAGGCTTATCCCGCCACTTATCAGGACGACGGTTTTTCAACCAAAATATCATAGCAGTTGTGTCGCCGTCTTTCGCTTTTTGAAGCAAAGCATTCTCTACCTCGTAGTCTACAATAGCTTTGCTCTTTTTTAGGGTGTCGGAAATGTCGGGATAGCGCTTTTTCCATACGCTAAGTGTATCTCTGCAAATTCCCATATTGGAGGCAATCTGCTCATCTGTCAATCCGTCTCTCGCCCAGCCTTGGAGTAAGGTTATGCCGTCCTCTGTCAACCAGTATTCATATTTTCCTTTGGCCAAGCCTCACCACCTCAAAATTGGCATAATTTTGGCCCCCAGCTATTATACTGAGGGCCGGCAAAAGTTGTTGGAGCGAATGGCGGGAATCGAACCCGCACAACCAGCTTGGAAGGCTGGGGTTCTTCTATTAAACTACATCCGCATATGTGCCGCCGGGAGGAAGGTGCCCGGCGAGCTAGAAAGAAAGGAGTGTAAAGAATGTCACAGGGATAGGTGGGGTGACCTGCCCACATCTCTAACATGGCGACGGATGCCATTTCCGTCCTCTATCCCTAATTGGAACTGGGGGTGTGTCTCAAACACACATCTTACTTGCATCGCCTGTCACGCTATAGCAAGCACGCTCTACCTGTTGAGCTACCTCAGCATATACAAGGCCCCTTCGAAGAGGGCCTTGATGGGTTTGTACTAATAGAGGTTACCCAAAACTCTATTAGTGTGCAGTGCGCGGTATGGGAGGAGCGACCTCCCTGGCCCCTATGGTTGGCTGACTTCGTCTACCGCATATGTACCGCCGGGGGAGAAGATGCCCGGCGGTCAACAAAGGAAGGAGATGTAACATGGAAGAGTATTTGTCCCATTTCTTCTAGCTTAATGATAGCACAGGATCAATATGACATTCTATGACATCTTTATTTTTTGCAATGCTTTTCCATGAATGCGGCACACCTGACGCCAACTATAATCCGTCTTCACAGCAATTTTTTCAAACGTCATCCCATTAATATAACGATATTCTAAAACTCGTCTTTGGGCATCATTCTGTACACCGTAAATCGCGTGTTTGACTTCAAGCATGAGGTCTGCCATCTTTTTGTAACGCTCGAATATCTCATTTTCGAGATCACTATACATCGCCCTGATCTCTTCTGTCTTACCAGGCTTCCCGCCCTGGACACGATCGGCTTGTAGGGTAGGAGTGACCTTGGTCATCATTTCCCATAGTTGTTGTCGTTGATCCAGTAAGATGTCGATTTCGCGTTTTGCCACAAGGTACCGACTCAGATACTCCTTAGCAGTCATTGTTACACGCTCCTCTCTGTAGGTTGTTCATTAGGCATCCAGCCCCAGGGCAGACACCCTCCTGGGTCCGCCATATGCATCGATAGTATGGGCATTGGTAATTACCTCCCAGATTGATAGGGCAAATTTACCTCTAAGGTAAATTTTAATTTGCTTTTGGATGAATATTTGATATAATATAGTTGACATTAAGAAAAAGTCGGTATTGACGAGGTGATCGATTGGAAGTTGAATATAGGAATAAGAGCATTGAAAAGGTATGTACAATAGCTTCCGTTGCCGAAAAGAAGTATGGCAGAAGAATGGCAGAAAAAATTCAACTTAGGATCGACCAAATTCGTGCGTCCGAAAATGTTGAGCAAATGATTCAATTTGGGATGGGCCGCTGTCATCCATTGCATCAGAATAGACAGGATCAGTATGCAGTTGATCTTATTCATCCAATGCGATTGGTGTTTGAAAAGAAAAATGGCAAAATACAAATTGCACATATTATTGAGATAACTGACTATCATCGATAATGGAGTAATATATTATAGGAGGGAACCGTGATGATGAGAAGTCGAAGCTATATTGCTACACCTCCAGGAGCTACTATTAAAGAGCAGTTAAAGGATCGTGGCATGAGCCAAAAGGAGTTTGCTTCTCGCATGGATATGTCGGAGAAGCACATAAGCCGTCTAATCAACGGCGAGGTACAGCTTACTCACGAAGTTGCTTATAGATTAGAGATGGTACTTGGACTGCCTGCAAATTTTTGGAACAATCTCGAAGCAGTATATCGAGAAAAGATAGAGAAGGCAAAAGCTGAAAACGCTCTGGATGCTGATAAGGAATTGGCGAAAAAGTTTCCGTACAAAGAGATGGTAAAATACGGGTGGGTTCCTGAAGCGCGAAAGGCAGAGGATAAGGTCCTTTATCTCAGAAAATTTTTCGAAGTAGTTCAATTGGAAAAGATTACAGATTCTAGGCTGATTCCACGCATTGTCTATCGCAGACAGTCAACAACAGAAAAAGCTAATTACGCATTAATTGCATGGGCACAAAGGGCGAAGATTGAAGCGCGAAATATTGTAACATCTCCAATTGACCTAAGGCGTTTAACTGCAAAATTGCCTGATATTCGAAAAATGACAACAAAAGATCCAAGCGAATTTTGCCAGCAGCTGGTATCTTTGCTGGCAAGCTGTGGAATTGCATTGGTGTTTTTACCGCATATTGAAGGGTCATTTTTACACGGAGCAACCTTTTATGATGCAGGTAAAATTGTAATAGGATTGACGGTGCGAGGCAAAGATGCTGACAAGTTCTGGTTCAGCCTGTTCCACGAAATAGGGCATATCCTGTGTGGGCATTTGGATCAAGAAAAAACAGATGACAAATATGAGGACGTTGCCAACGCATTTGCGAGAGATACCCTTATTTCGCAAAATGCGTTCAACTGCTTTGTCAAAAACCAATCGTTTACAGAAGAAAAAATCGTAGCTTTTGCTTCGGAAATTGGTATAGATCCTGGAATTGTTGTAGGCCGGTTGCAAAAAGAGGGCTATATTAACTTTAGTTGGTATAACGGTTTGAAAACGAAATATAGATTAGATGTATAAGAACAGAATACTGACTAAGCGCCACTCATTTTTATAAGTGGCGCTTTTTTGTTTGTTACATTTGATTTCCAGTATCGAGTAATGGCCATTTACTGTCGTTTTCCACTCAAAAAGTGGGGCCTTCTTTTTTCGTTTTCAAGCGCTATCATATCTAACACCCAGTCTCTTGCGGGAATTAGATATTCATGTATCCATTGTCGGAATACCGGGTTGTCCGACAATGAAATATTGTAATACGGACATTTTTCATGATCCTCCGTCTGGGCAAAATAGTGGGGACATAGTCTCCCAAACCCAAGGCATCCGGAAGGGGACAGCCTCAACTCTTGTGTTCCACAGGCATCACAGTCTTTGTGCATCTCTTTTCGCCTTCTTTCAGCTTCATACATCTGTGCCAAAAGCAATATCCATTTTTACGCCATTCACAAGTTTCTTCGATACAAAATGTGCGACCTACAGCATATACAATCGGCCAGTTAATAGATATCAATTTTACAGGCTCTTCCCATACCCATTTAGGCTTTGGGGCAGTCATATCTACTTTAAGGTCAGGCAATCCCAGCCGCTTTCGTATGACTATGGTGGAGGTTACCGCTAGCTTGCGAATTTGTTCGACGTTTTGTTTTCTGGGAGTATTAATCCCGTTTGCCCAATCGCTTACAGCGTCAGGAGAAACATATAAAAGTTGGCTCAATTGCTTGTATGTGATATCCGCCCTTTTGCAGATCTTCAGGATTGTTTGTGCCACATCATTCATTCTTTTTGCTCCTTTGCTTCTCAATTTTTTGCATCCCATTAATGAGCACGTTGTTGGGTATCCTCAGCAGACGTTGTAGCGCAAGCAATTGTGACACACGAGGATATGCCACCCCGTTTTCCCATTTTGAAATGGTAGTTTGATCCACATCCAGTAGATCGGCCAACTGACATTGTGTATATCCACGTGCCCTACGATAATCCCGGAATATATTATCCATCATCTCTTCCTCCAATCAATATAGCCGCCAAGGACACCCCCAGGCATAGGCCCAGGACTAGGCATAATAGGTTCCATAGCATTATGATTCCTCCTATCGTCTGCCTTTGCGGTGCAGAGCCTTATCGACCCCATCTCGCCGCTGTGCATATAACTCTGCTGCGGCCCTCGTAACCTTGTGTAGCGATCTCAACTGTTCCTCGTGCTCAGCTTTGGCTAGCTTGTATCGCTCGCAGGTGGCATGGCATAGCACCCGCCTACGAGGGCAGTCGTGGCACACTTCTATGCTCATGATTGCCCTCCCTGCTTAGCACCCGGCATCACCTGGGTCATGCGATCGTAAGCGTCCAGATCGAACGATGCAGGGGCGTTTGGACCGCGGTTGGGCGTAGGACGGGCCGCTAGCTTGCCTCCGCTGTCCTGCGCCTTAGAGAGCCAATTGACAACAAATCGACGGATCCCGGCCTTAGTCTTACGTCGCTTGGGGTTAGAGTCGAGCCATCCCCGCATATTACGCAACTGCTGCATAACGTCCACCGCAGGGTATAGCTTTTCCCACTCTTGAACATCCTGCTGGTAAACCCCGTACTCTGAGCCGTCATTGAGCTGCATAGTGATAACCGGGATGCAGCCCGGCGCGGTTTCCGCACCGGGCATACTTCGAATTGGATTCGAATTGGATTCGGATTGGATTGGATTACGGGGACATTCTCCTGCATTTGTATGCGGTTGCATGCGGATGTTTTCAGACTGTTCTTCTCCCGCTTCCGGAGGAGGGTACTTGCTCTTGTGCGCTCTGACACTCTGGTGCCGCTCCCATGTACGCAATTGCAGGTACGGACGCCCATCTACTACATAGAGGGTGATCATGCCTGCCGTCCGTAATGATTGGAGGGCCGTGTCAATCTGGTTATTGGTAATAGACTTGAGTGGGAACAATCTGGCACGCAGAATAGCGGGGCGGGCATCCATACGCCCATAATCGTCACAATTGACGATAAGCCGGTAAAAGAATACCTCCTCAAACCATGTAAGGGTATCTAAATTATCGCTACTACAGATGCTCTCCTTGATAATGCGGTTGGGCATACCACCACCGCCTATTCATCGTCAGCCTGGTAGTAAGGGCATTCGTAAAACATACCCTCTGCATGGCAATACTCACAGCAATCGTGACACACTTCCGCGCCACATGCAGGGGGCTCACCCTCTACGGCGGCCCCGCATTGTTCACAGAGATAGTTGTTCATCTTGAGACTCTCCTTCCTTGGATGTTTCAATCACCTCTCCGGTTTCCTGATCGATTTCAATTGCGCTGGACGGGATCTGGTCATCGTCGTCGAATTGTCCGGTGGCAATAGCATCCGCTGCCGCAAGAGTAGAAGCATCGGCGTGCTGGTAGTCAATGGACATCAAGCCCCATTTCCCAATAAGACGCCGGAAGACAGTCTTGGCAGCCATTTCGTCAAAATTATCGCGCCATCCCTTACTCATATTTCTGCCTTTTCGATGTTTTTGTTCATGGGTTTCAATTTGTTTACGAGTCATGTAGATGGTTTTTTCTGTGCCATTGATAAGGCGGAAATACCCAGCCCAGCCAATGATGGGCAATTTATCTCGCTCTTCTTCATCCTCAATGAACTCAAATTGAATCTCTTCTGTGAGACGGTTATACGATTTAAGCTCGCCTTCTCGGATGTCAAGGACATTAATTGTTTTGTAGGCACCTGTGCGAAGGGCTAGTTGATTCATGCCCTTGTAGCCAAGAATAAAAGAGGCTTCCATCCGATTTATCCAGCTGCCGTCAGGCTGTTTTGATCCATTATTAAAAGGAATGATATAGGCATATCCCAAGGCTGGATCGATCGGCAGATCATAGGTGGCGGCCTTGAGTGCCGCTTGGATAATGGTTACCGGAGCCTCATAAAACGCCCGCTGTAGATTGGCGTCGGCGTTGACTAGTGAAATAATCGACGAAATAAATTGAGGGGCCCGGCGGCCCAAAAGCTCGTCAAACCGTCTGCGATAACCGTCGCTATCCAGCATGGAATTGAGCATAGCGGTCACGCTCTTAGAAGCGGGGTTAGCGGCTTGTACGGTCTCCGTCTCCCGGGCCTGTAATGCTGTCTGAATCTTACCCATGTTATTTAGCCTCCTTAACTGTAAATCGTCTGGAATGTGTAATGCTGTAGTAGGGGACAAGATTGATGTTTGGATTGTCTCGGGCAAAGGATACATGGTCAAAGGTACGGCGAGTGGAGTTATCCCACTTAACTATCGTGCCGCCGCATTGGCCGGAACAATGGTGACCAAGCCTCTCCTTGATTATCTGTTCGCATCGTTCTTGCTGAGTCTTAAGCTCTTTGATCTGTCGTTTAAGGGCTGAATATTCGAGAATGGTGTCCCCGCAATCCAGTTCCAGGACATCATCATCCTGGGCGGTGGGGTAGAGGTCGGACAGCGTACGCGATGTGGACTCTAGTCCGTCCACAGGAGGCGGGACATCGGTAAGGATGTGCTGCGTCCAGAAGCTACTCTCGGCCTGCATTAAGGCTTGGATCTCATCGTCAGATACATAGACTGACGATTCGCACCAAGGCGGATTAATGTCATCGGGGACGCGGGTGAGTTGATAGATCATCAGAGCCTTGTTGAGCACCAATACCGCCAAATACCATCTATCCCACTGAGTGACAGCTAAGTAATGTACCGACTGGCAGTAATAGTTGTCGGGGTACTCGCCGCCACGGAACTTCCTCAGGTTGAGGACGCTGGTGGTCTTGCACTCTAGGCCAGCAGGCTCCCCGATGATAGCGCGGTCGATATTGGCTGATGCCCAAGGATAGTCGGAGTTGCGCAGAATGGCATTGACCCGACGGCACCGCTTAGAGGTCGCCTCCTCAAAGCGGCGTACCACATACGGCTCCAGGTCTCTGCCTTGGCGCATAGCCTCGTTGTCAGGTTGAACAGGAAGGCGGGAAGTCTTGTCCGCCCAAAGGGTATAGGGGGATGCGTAAGGGTTGAGACCTAGTATTGTCGCTGCATCGCTGCCGCCAATAGCTTGGCGACGATGTACAAGCCAATCCTCCCGGGACATATTGGCGGTGGATATCTTAGTGATCTTACCCATTGATTTCCCGCTCCTTTCCTGTTACAATAGTAGTGGATAATTTCTGCTTGCCGCTCGTCGATGTGCCAGCATCGCGGGCGGCTCTTTTTTTGTCTGTGGGCAATTTCTCACAATCGCCCATAGCAACACGATGGAATCGGTTGGCGATTGCGACTAGCTCAGGGGTTAACAGCGCCTGCTTGAGCGCATCCGATACATATGGGCTATAGCACACAGGGGATAATACGTGGTACAGCAGTTGGATTGCGATACGATCGTCGATGTATGCTCGTAGGCTACCGCACCACAACGGCCAACCAGCGTAATCTATGTCAGCTCCCCGCATGTCAGCCTCCCGCATGTTGGCCCCCCCGCATGTCGGCTCTCTGCATGTCGGCCCACCGCATATTGGCCTCCCGCATGTCGGCCCACCGCATATTGGCCTCCTGCATGTCGGCCTCCCGCATGTCGGCCTCCCGCATGTTGGCCTCCTGCATGTTAGCCCACCGCATGTCGATCCCATACATGTTACACCCAACAAGCTGTGCTCCCTTAAGCACGATCTGAGTATTGTTATGGTGGCTGTCCTGGATGATCTTATCCAACTCTTGTTGTGTCATTGTTACCCCTCCTCTTGGCTAGCTCATCAACGCTGCGCTGTATCGGCTTGTCCTGCTTGTCAAGTACGACCTGCCGGATGATCTCGGCCGCCAATGCCAATACAACTGCCAATACCAACAGCAGGCCAACCCCTAATACGGCTGTGATCAGGTTATTCGTCCACATGTTGTCACCTCCTTATATCTGTAATAGTTCGGGGAGACTATCCTTGTCGGTCGCTGGCCGGAACAAGACTCCCTGGGTCATGTAGAAAAAGAAGGGGAGGGAGTGGAAACAGCTTGTCCCACGGCCTACACCCTTATTGCTTCCGAATGCGAAGGGGCACATGCCGTCGTAGGTGGCGCGCAACAGCCACGCCGGATCCTTATGTAAGAATTCCGCCACCTGCTTGGCGGTCAACAGGCCGTCCTGCGTCTGGTACTCCACCAGGTTATACAGCTGCTCATACTGCCGCATAATTGATGGTGGGATTGTTAGGTTTGTACTCATTTGGTTTGTCTCCTTTCGTCGCTCTCTCGCGGGGTGTATATTGTAGTCTCTAAGTCTTCGGCTCTATCATATATACGCAATATATAGATGCGATTGACTTTTCGATCATATAGATGTAGTATTGAATCAAATAAATATGAAAGTAGGTGAAATGCAATATGCCAGATCTCCATAAGCCCGGAGAAGATAATGTCGCACCTGGTGAATGGGTCGAAGTAGGGCCTCGTGGAGGAAAAGTCCCAGGCGGTCGTGAGGTAACGATTGATCCTGGCGACCGTCTTCCTCCAACACAGGAATCAGGCCACAGATGGACGCCCAAAAAATGATTTACGTAGGGCTACCGGCGCATCGGTGGCCCTAAATTTTTATCCTGCGTCGGAAAAGGCAGAAGGACTTGCCAAACAAGTTGATTTGGATCCACGCCTCTACGTACAAAGAATCTTGCTCAATATACTTAGTTAAATAGTGATGCATTGATGTCACCGTCCTTAAAATCCTCTGCAAACAGATCCTCCACAGAATGATCGGAGAAAAAGGTGGACGTGATCTTAAACGCTTCTGGCAAGGTAAGTTTCCGTTTTCTAGCCAACTTACGGCCCGCAGTCTCAACACGAATGTCAAGGCATTTTGCAATATCACGGATGAGAATATTTTTTTTAGCCATCTCTATACGAAGGTTTTGATAGGCTATTTTTGATGGCGGCATGTATATTTTCCTCCTTTTTAAGGATTGAATTACTCTCCTTATAGTGATAGAATTTCGCTAGAGAGGAGGTGTTTTTATATTGTGGATTCTAAAAGAGAATCTTGTCGCGATTATTTCGGGATTAGCCTTTATCCTTTCTTTGTCCTCTTGGATATACACGTTTATAACGCAGAGAAAAAAGTTATCAATTAGACTTGTGGAAGCAAAAAGTAAAAATGAAATGACCATCTTGCAGGTTCTGATTGAAAACCGATCCAGGCTGCCAATCTCTATAACGAGAATACAACTTGTGATAAATGAAGAGTCCATTGATTGTGTGACTACGCCCGAGATCGTACTTGAGACAAAAACAAGTCAGGGTAAAGAAGTCATATCCCGCAGGGATTATTACTCAATGGACATGCCGATCAATATCGGTTCTCTCGGTGCCGTTGGCGGTTATCTTTTGTTTCGTGGGCCTCAATGTATGCTTCCAAACGATGCCACAAGCGTGATTTTAGTAGTCTGCGCCAATCGTGGTCGTCCATTTCAAACGACACTTCCACTTCCACAAGATTGTCCTTAAATACCGGCCAACGCTTTGTAGATATTTTCAAACTGCCCCTCCTTAAAATGGCTCTAAGGCTTGCAGAACCGCTATTAGCCTAACCATTGAGCTTGTCAGCCCTGCAAGTTCTTGGGCATTAGCCTCTTTTGACCTCTCCGCGATCAGCTGCAATTGGTCGTGGGGTATTTTTTTTGATCTCTTCTTGGCTCATACTGTTTCCTCCTTCATTTTTTCTTTAGTAAAAGCGACTCTTTGAACGGATCGTATTTGGCCAGAAGCTTCCCGTCTAGGCTCCAATATTGAATGACATTACGGCATGCATCATCTTGTGTTCCACGTCCACGCATCGAATGCGTTTCGATAACTGGAATTACTCTTGCTTGATCGGTTTCGTGGGCGTGCTGTAGGGTTATCCATCTTATTTTCTCCTTTCTCGCTGTGTGAATATTTTTCACACACCTTTCTTTTAACTGACTTGGTTGGATTGTCGAATAAAACGTTCTAATGGTACACACAGCGCATCGCAGATATTTGCGTATTCTTCGACAGTCAGTTTTCGCTTGCCGCTTAGTGAGCGGCATAACTGTACCTCATCCATTCCTGCTCTTTTGGCTAATCGATTCTGCGGAATATTGTTGGAGTCAATATATTCTTTGATCTGTCTTGCCACCGACATGATATTCACCTCCGTATCAATTTAAAATTGACTATGAGCATATTATAATCAATTTTAGATTTACTGTCAATATAAAAATAAATTTTAAATTTATAAATTTGAAATTGACAATTTCCAAAAAATCAATTATAATTATCTATAAAGAGGTGAAAACATGGTTTCTATAGATTATGAAAAAATTGGCCAGAAACTAAAAGAGGGTAGAGAAAGCCATTCGTATACTCAAAAATATATATGTGATATTCTCGGGGTAACCCCTCAAACTGTAAGTGCTTGGGAAAATGGAAAAAATAAAATTGACATAGAAACCTTGGCGAGACTATGTCAAATGTACGACATATCATTTGCAGAGCTTGTGCAAAGCTGCTTTGTCCCTAAACTTGTCGAAAAAGATGGAGATGTTCTCACATTCCGAGATCGAAAGCACATAAAAAAATACCAGTCCCTAAACGAGACCGGTAAGGACGATGTAGATAAATACACTGATTATATCCTCAACAATGAAGCCAACCGAAGGAAACAAATCCAAGAGGTCGGCAAAAAAGGGGAAAGAGAGTGTGAAGTAACATCACTACAGGATGAAAGCGGTAATGAGGATATAGTACGTGTGGCGGTGTATGATTCTGACGGTAAGATAGTAGGTTACGATCTGGTCACACGAGAAGTCTATGAGAAGCTGGAACAACTAGGTTTTACAGTCGGGCAGGAACGAGCATTAAGGATTGCTCAACCTACCAATACCGAAGTAGGTCTGGCTATTGAGGATTACTTGAAAGATCAAGAGGATGAACAATAAAAAATCCCTGTTTAGCGGTATTGGCTCTAAACAGGAAAAGAAGGTGTTCCGA